ATCAGCGGCTTCCTGCAAAATCCTGATAGCTTTTTTAACGCCATGCTGAACGGCTGCATCGAACACAAACATCGCCACGCCATCAGGCCACTGGTCACATCCGGCAGGCAGCCAGTAATCGCGCCAGTAAATCTGCGCGACCTGTTCGCGGGTTAAATCCCTGATGCGGGTATCCGGTTTACCGTCGCCGCTGACATCGGTTTTGCCGTCAATCACACCGTCGCGGCGGTCAGAAATGCCGTATTTGGTTTCACCGCCGCTGTCTGTGGGGTCATTGACATAGCCGCCTTCGATATCGGGACGCAGAATAAAATTCAGCGCATGTTCAAAGGCCGGGGAGAATTTTTGATTTTCCATAAAAGCACCTGTGAAGCAGATTTAAACGTGGTCTGCTTCATGGTGCCGGAGGCATAAAAAAAGCCGGATTTACCGGCTTCATTGAATATCAGGTTATTGACTCAGTTAACTTTACGGGCAGAACATGTAGTCTTCATTACTGAACGTTCAATTTTTATCTTCCAGCCATTTACTGTTTTTTCGACAGGATCATCTTCCGTCTGCTTTAAATTATCCACATACATAAAATTCAGCGGGGATGGAGTATCATCGTCCCATGATGTCGGGCGAACATAATCAGGGACAACAAAAGGTTCAAAAACAGTTTCACATAAAGCAGACGTCATTTGAGCAAAGTCGTCGCTATCGGGACGAACCGGTCCTGTAACATACTGCATTTTTATGTTGATTTCGTTATCTCGCACAGACGTCTTTAAATCCTGATATACACCTAAGTTAAATCCTTTAAACTCAGCAATGGCAGCATCACCTTTACCGTACCAGTCGGTATAGTCAACGGATGTTTTTTTCTGAAAAACATCTTTGACTTTTTGCTGGAATGTATCCGCCGCTTGTACAGTAGTAACAGTTAGTAAAAGAATAAGGGGAAGATATTTCATTGTTCGTCCTTAAATAGTTGCATTTGATATTTTCCACGCTCCAGTCGACGCATTCTTTTGATGGCCTGATATACCGTTTTGTATGTCACTTTGTAACGCTGCACCAGCTCCGCTACGTTTTTCCCATCAAAATCACGCCAGATGCGCATGTCTCTGATAAGATTTTCCAGTATTTTCCCTTTCGGGACATATACCTGAATCCCACCGATATGATTGCAAATCGCCACTACCAGCTCAAGAGAGTGGGCAGGGTTAACTCCAAGCCTTATCAGCTCCTGTCGCAACAGAGCATTCAGCTCAGCCAGTAAAGATGGAAATCCCGACTTTTCCTGAACATCATCAAAATATTCAAGGATACTGTCGTCCTGATAATCACCAAATAAATCCTGCTCTTTCATAGAACTATTCTCCCGCTGTTTCTGGCGCGGGCATACGCACTGGTCAGTGCATCATATCCACGCAGTTCCCGCCCGGTTTCGCTCACAGGTAAAGGCACACCATGTCGGGCAAAAGCTTCCCGAATGCAGCGCATATGCCACTGTTTGAGCGTTTCGAGCACAATCTGCAACGATTCCCCATAACACCAGGTCAGCGTGGAAACCCCCTGACCACCATTACGTCTGGCCGTCAGGCGTTCAACGTATTTGTCCAGCGCGGCGTCGCTGATATCGGAGACGAAACCATCAAGAAACATCTGCTGCCAGATTTTATAAATCTTCTCGCGCGGTGTGACATACCCCTTAAAGCGACGGCGGGGATGTTTTTTCTGCTTCTTAAAACCGCGCTCTTTCATGGCATTGAGCACCTGTTCCAGTTGTGTAACGGACAGCTCGCGGCAACTGGTCTTGCCCGTGCACTGCACCAGAAAGGCGCGGTAAGTGTCATCGTCGAGGTGCAACTCCCGGCGGGCAACATGAATTAATTTAATCAGGGATGTGCGGCTCATTATGTCCCCCGGATTTAAAAATTAATTCAGTGTTGAATAGCTCTTTACTCATTCGCTGTAGCACATCAAGGGCGGCAACTGCCGCCACTTTATCCTGGCTGGCAATGATTCCCCGCAACTCTTCGATAATCCATGCAGGACTTAATGATTCAGCAATCATCATGCGCTTTTCTGAAATTAAATTTTCTCTGGCCTGCTCAAAGTGCTGGTATACAACATTATCCAGAAAATAATTTACATCTTGTTCTGACATACCACTGGAAATTAAGGTTGCAGCCATTAAATCAGCATCAGTAATCATCTGTATTTTCATTTCGTAATACCTCTTCGCAATAAAAGATTTCACCGGGATAACGTTTTTGTATGCGCTCCATCACCTGCATACATGCCTGCTCTGTGGGCCAGATTTTTTCTGTTACCGGGATAGCATCACAGGCATCATTCCCGCAGGTGCCAACCAGCAGGACAAAGCCAATTGACTTAATCATGCTCACTGGCTTCCTGTGTTGCCGCCGGAACCGGTGAATAATCAAGAATGAGATAGCGCATGACGTGGTCGGTGATATTCCAGCCACTGGAGCCACAAATAAAACGTCCCAGCCGGATATCGATATACGCCATCACAAAACGGGGCATTCCCTGTTTGCACATTTCATCGCCCACTTCTGCAACGATGTAAACCGACTCGCAGGTCAGTACGCCTGTCGCAAATTCTTTTGCCAGTGCCGGAATGGCATTGCCTTCCAGCCAGGGCAAAGAGCGGCGGAACGCACACCATTGAGCATCATCAACAGCGGGGTGCTCCGTTGTGTTTCGTCTTACCGGCGGCGTCGGGCGAGGGCGCGGAACATCATAAAACCCGTTGCATTCTGTCAGCATTCCGGCATCAACCGCATCACGCAGGAAATACACCATTGAAGAAGGTGGCATATTCATTTTTTCCGCCAGAACGCCACAGGTCAGACGTCCGTAAGCCCGTAATAATGTACTGACACCGTTCAGAACTTTTGCATCAACCATTTTTTATTCCTGAGTAATCTGTTTCAGGCGCGAGCAATCCCCTGACGCATCGCGCCATAATTAAAAGAAAGTGAATTAATTAAATATTCGTGGTGGTATTAAATACCGGCTTCCTGTTCAAACGGAATAATAGAAAAATCTTCAATGCCTGATTTAACTGTAATTCCGGCGACACCTGCGACTGCTTTCGGTTCCAGTAAAATCGCTTCCTTGTTGATTTCCTGTTTCGTGCGAATAAAGCGTTGCAGGCCAAGACGCTCCAGCGTTTCCATCACCGCATCCACACCGCGAATACTTACCGATGGTGGGCGCTGACGCCATTGCACATCACCGGTAACGAGGTTAGCACTTTTCACTTTGCCGCCGTTCGTCAGCTCGTCACGGTTCGCTTCACACCATCCCTGAACGCCTTTTGAAAGGGTTTCAATACTGGTTTTAAGGGGTGCAATCTGTGAGGCGTATTTCTCCGTAATCTCAGCGATAGCGTCATTCATTTCCGTTTCAAGTCGTGCCGCTTCGCGTTGCAGGTCACCAATCCGGCGGATATCACATACCACGGCATCACGGGATTGCGGAACATAAGTCGCTGCGGCGTTCCTGATTCGTTTTGCTGACTTAGCCATATAAATAAAGCTCCTGTTAATTAATATTCGCTGTATACAATACTGGATACAGCACGATTGCTTAATTCCATCTTTTTGGCTATCACATGAATAGCCAGCCCTTCTTTATAAAGTTCACGACACAAATATTTGTCGTGCTCACTGATTCGGTATGCACACAACGATATTCCGTGCCTTCTGGCATGTGCCCTGAGGGCCGTTGTGGCAACGTTCAGTTTTTTCGCCATTTCTTCAACGGTCATTTTTCCGACACTGGCTTCGATAAATTCCCGGTCTTCGCGTGACCAGCGTTTACGATTACACATCATTCCGGTCACCACTCAGTACAACAGGGGTTCGCGCAGTGATGCCGGAATATGCCGCAGCGATAACTGAACCGCTTTCAGGGCAAGGGAAGAATACGTCCCCTGCGTCCAGCCTTTCGCCATTTGCCGGTACTCGCGCCAGATGTTCTGCCACTGCTCCCGTGCGTCCGGGTCTGACGCGCTGATGTATTCTCGGTCCATGACGTATTCCCATAAATCCACATTGAAGGCATTGCCAAACGTAATGGCGCGGAATACCGCCTCCCCGCAATAACGGGCACAAATGCTGTAATGGTCAAATGCAATCAGGTAAGTCTTTTCGCCATACCCCTTAACTTCGCGCGCGCAAATAAATTCGCGCAAGTCTCCACCATTGCTATTACGCTCTTTAATCCGAATTAATGCCTGGATTTCGTTTCTGATTCTGGCGTTCATTGTCAGCGTTCCTTTGTGAATTAATGTGTTGCGGCATCCGGGTTGCACCGGAATAACTCGCCTTCAACTTCCAGCCCGCGTTCCCTGGCGGATTCCAGCAACGCCCGGGTCGCCTTCTCAATAATTTCAGACGCCATACTCTTGATAATGCCTGCCATCAGATCATGCGGCCCGACCTGTCCCTCCGGGGATTGCTCTTCCAGCCGCACATTCATATTGATATAAAAATGGTTATTTCTTTGCATCTCAGCACTTTCTGCGCAATTAAATTCGAAGATGACCTTTGCCATTTTGTTATTCCTCACAAATAAAAAGTTCACTATTAACGCCAGATAATCTGGCAACCATTAAGACGGGCTGTCCATACAGAACGGGCTACCCCGGACTTATGCTCCATAATTCTGACCGCGTTTTTTACCAGCTCCACCGGTGGGTATGTGATTTCAAGAATCGGACGAGCCACGCCGAGATATGATTCATTTACATGACTCCCGCGCGCCTGTAACCAGTTCTGCGCATCCGTCGCCATTTTGATATTCCGTGACATCATGATTTCGCTCTCCTTACGTGCGCAGCAGAGTTGAAATATCAACGTCCAGGTCTAATTCACGGAAAGCCTGACGCAGATAATCTTCATTAACTCGTTCACCTTTGCCGTGGGCGGTCATGGCCGCAAGGCGCAGCGAGTGGTTCAGGATTCGAAGCGCACCTGGTTTTTGTGCAATCTGCTGTAATAATTCCCGCTCGTTTTCGCCGGTAATTTGCCAGGCATCCGCAATGGCTTTTACATCATCAATTTTGGTTTTATTAATTGCCGTCCGCTTTGCAATACGGGAAAACAGGCGGGCAAATTCAACCGTTCTGTTACCGCCGGTCATGTTTGAATAAACACGGTGATTCCCCATCAGAACAAGACCAATACGGGCGGATTCCTGTAACAGGCGGAGTTCTTCCAGAACCTCAGCGCCAAGATGATCAGCTTCGTCGATAATGACCAGCCCCTGCGTACCTTCAAGGCGGCGTCGCAAAGCGCGGGAGAGTGGCCCCTTACGGCGCGGTGCGTCATTCATTCCCAGTTCATAAGCCAGTTCAGTCAGGCATTCCAGAACACTGGCACAGGATGGGGTAATGGTGATCAACCAGACATTGTTATTGGTGCGCCGAAATTCGCGGGCCGCTTCAGTTTTTCCCACACCTGGATTACCGCAGATAACAGAAATACTTTCAGTCAGACTGGCAAAACGCATACTCGTCCAGATTTGGCGTGCTGTTCTGGTTTCCACAAAACGCGGGGGTTCTGGCAGCTCTGCGGCGCGGTGATAGTTTTCCAGCCAGCGTTCCAGCGTCTGCGCGACACGGTCATTGTCTCCGTTGTACTTGTTATTCACGAATGCGCTTAACGTTCCTGCGGCCACGCCGGACTCGCGGGCAATTTGTGCATAAGTTGTTTTTTCACTTTCTACAAGCGTGCGCAGTCCTGCGCGAATATCGGAAATATTCATCTGAATAACCTCGTAATTAAATTTTATTTAAACGTTAATTAAATGGCTTTTTTACGTCTGTTCTGTTCCAGAATATCCAGCGAATGATTCAGATATTCGTCGCGGTCACTCTCATATTCATCATCCGGTTCATCAGCCAGTACTAACACGACTTTCTCCACTGGTCTGTAGACGTTGTTGAACAACCCGTTGCCTGTAACAGGAGCAGGCAGTGTTCGGGTATTCTCTGCCTCGGCCAGTCTGATTTTTTCCTCTCCCCGCTGACGCATCCCTTTGATGCGCTGCTGGCGCTGATGGTATTCTGCAGTGACCGGGAATGCCTGCTGTTTATTGCCATCCCAGACCGCCTCACAGATATAGGACCCGTCCATGCGGCGGATAATTACTTTTGTTGCATCATGAATATCGTAATTCACCAGCACCTTATTACCGTGTTCATATTCCAGATCAGTTGAATAATAAATGTTATTAAACAACCTGACTTCACAACGGTTGACTGTACGTTCAATCTGCGGCATAAACATTTCACGCAGTTCAAGGTCGGACAACCATTCGATTTCTGTCGCTTCTTTTTCCAGTTTGTAGCGTCGGAACTGCGCCGGGGTGTAATGTTCACCGTTTCCACGTAGTGGTAGCGAACTATGCGGACGGTTGTTGTACCATTCCACACCAGCTTCAATAGCAACAATAAGTTCATTCCATGACGGCAGGTTTTTTAAAGCCTGCCGTTGTTTTTCTGTCAGCTCCCGTCCTTTGTTTGCCGCATTTGTTGCAGACATCAGAGTCTTTGTCATACGACGAACCGTTCCACGGTCGGCACCGGTGCCATAATACGTGGCAAACTGACGTGATATACGCATAGCCAGAGTGCGGTTCAGACGCTCTATAATCCCTCGCCCTTGCGGGTTTTCAGGTATACCAAGACGGTGATCAATTCCAAGACGCGGTAAAACCCCCGTGATATCAGCATCAAACGTGTTGTTAGTTTCACCGCCGCCATTATCTGAATAATAGATGTACGGTTTTCCGTGATTTTTAATTCCGTGGCGTAACGCATCAGCAACAGCAACCACACTTTCAGAAAGTGCCAGACTCCAGCCCACAATAAAGCGGCAACTGCCGTCCATGATAAAGGTGACTTCTGGAGAAAATGGATTGCCGTGATCAGGATGCGCCACTTTCATCTTCATGCCGTGACCATCACCAATCCAGGCATAATTCACCGGCAAAGATAACCAGTCCCGACGCACGAAGCCTTCATACTGGCGGAACTCACTGCCAGTAATGCGTCCGCGTTGTTTCACAACAACCGGGAGTTTGTTCATTGCATAGCAAACCTGATCATACGACGGCAGTGCTGCACACATCGCAGGATTATCCTGATGCACTTCATACCATTCCGCAGCAAAATCATCATAAGCCTCCTGCATTCCGCACCCGTTCGGACGACGGTAAAAACGAAGAAACTCAGGTAACCAGCGAATCTGGTCGGGTTTTATGGGTTGACGTTTACCAGGTGCCAGCATGATCAAACGTTCAGCCGGAGTGGTAGCCTTTTTAAAATCAGCAATCCAGCGTTTCAGTGATATTTCACTAAGGGATCGCAATGAACCTTTTTTCGCATTCGCAGTTGCAACGGTTTCCACCAGGTGTGCCGGTAACTCACCGTTTTTAGCCTGTTTCACAAACTCACGGATGGCAGCAGCCTGGCTGATTCCTGGTAGTTCACAAACGCGCAAAACTTCGCTGACAATCGCAATTCGGGCGTCCGCTGTTTCTTTTTGCGTGGCGGTTAACGTTCCGAGTTTCTGCTCAAACAGCGCAGGACATTTGCGGTAAACCGCAATTTTGCCGTCTTCACGTTTTTTTAAACGCGGAGATTCAGGTTCTTTTGCCTCAGTTGCTGGCTGATTCATTAACGCCTTAATCTGGCGAGCCTGTAACGCCTTACGCGCCACATCAGGCAAACAGTCGACATGGAACTCAAAAGCCTTTGTCCCTGCACGCTTACGCATCATTCCTTCTGATTCGCCGCAATAACGGCGCAATGCTTCCCGAATTCCTTTAATTGTTTTTGGTAATCCTGGTACACCGACCAGCTCTTTGGCGAGAACAAACATAAATCAGGATACCTTCTGAATGTAGCTTTCTGTCTGATAGCGGCTGGGCCAGATAGTTTCCGGTGCAACCCCCAGCGCATCAGCAACAATCTGCTGATAAGGTTTGCACGGTGTGCGTAAAACACTCTTGAGGGAGTCTTTGCTGTAACCCGCCTGAATGGACAGTGCGCGAAATGACAGTCCCCGTTTGTGAATCTCTGCCTTAATGATTTCAGGGTGCCAATCGGCACGCGGATCTTCTTTTCGAGTCATGATTCCACTATCCTAAAAAGTTATCCGTGCGGATAACCGCGCGGTTATCCACTCGGACAAAGAATAAGAACACAAAAAGAACTTGTCAAATGTTCTTTTGTGTTTTTTATGTGTCTGCACTTTTTGTCTTTTAATTCAATTGGATAAGCAAATGAAACGTGAGACTCAAAAAGAACACAATGGTTCTTTTGCTCCTGATTCAAAAGAACCTGTTATCAATAGAATTTTTAAACTAGTAGATCGCTATCGTTCGAGAAATGAAGCTGCGAAAGCGTGGGGAATCAACATCAATACGTTACAGAACTATTACAAACGTAAAGACCTCTCTCCAGTACCAAGAAAAACTCTGTTAGAAAAGATAGCGCAGTGTGAAGGGGTCAGCCTTGAATGGCTTCAAACCGGAGAGGGAAAAGAACCAGAAATGAACATAAAAAGAACTCAAGACGGTTTAGTGCCGCCTCATTCAGATTTAGATGATAAAATCCTATCGCTGATCCGCTTTTTGTCTGATAGCGAGAAAGAAGCGTTATTCCAGGTGCTTGCTCGCAAAGGGATAGAAACACTACTTTTTCTCCTTGACGAAGATAATATTCGCTTACTACAAATGGATCGCGTAGTGAAAGAGAAAATCCTGGGAATCCAGCCCAGAACGCCCGAGGAGCAGGCTTTTGCAGATAACGAGGCGAGAGAGTGTGATACCACTCATCCTTTACGCCATGAACAGTCCAAGAGCCTGACAACTAAAAAGCAGCAGGCCCGCTGATAGTAGTTTGCCTATTTCATTAGGCTGTTTTCGATGTTGGTGTAGAACTATGTCAACGCTGTAGCGGCCTGCTGATACTCATTGCGGTAGATGTATGACTAAAACGAAGAAAAGATTTACTGCGAGCGAGGGAGTTTAAAAACCATCGAACAGTATTTGAAGGTTTTTTGACGTAGTATCAAAAGTTTTACCCAAACTGGCATTTTCCTTTGATGGTATCAAAAAAGCGGTAACACGAAATCAGCCTAACAACACAACCTAACTCGTTGTTTTATCCCGCCAAATCCCGTTTATTCTAATGTTCTCCCGGTTTTCTCTCTGGTATCAAATAAACTCCTTCTCAATAAGCAGGGTGCCACCGGCATAAACAATCTCGCCCCCCTGCGGATCCGGCATCCATCCAAGCAGGGCTTTCCAGAGTTCTCTCCGGACATCATGAACGGCGTCATAGGCTGCCCACTGCCCTTTTTCATCACGCTCATTGCTGAGCACAACAATCACGGAGAAGCCTTCTGTCAAATCCTGCCAGTAATCGGTCTGTGATTTTTGTTCCCCCGGTGCATCGTCAGAGGGAACCACATAGGCAGCAGGCAGTCGCAGTTTTCCGGCATCAGGGATCGCCTTAAACTGCGCCGCGCCACCAACACGATCCTCAAAACGCGGGCATCGCTCACGCAACGCCGCAATTATCGTTGTCAGTTTCATTTATGCTTCCTTTTTACCGGACGTAACGAACGCTGCAGCTCACGGGACAACAGTTCCTGCGTCCAGTGACGCCGCCGCTCAATAACGTCAGCCATAAAGTTATTACGCGGGGCCAGCCGGAAAGTCGAAGAATGGTGCTTCTTCTGCCGCTTATCCTTTTTGTCCATTCCATACGCTGAATGGCGAACGCCGTAATACAGAAATGCCGGATAATAGGATGCGCCTTCATGGAAACGGCGATTCCCCTGCCCGTTTTTCTGGTTAGGAGAAATTTTCACCATCAGTCCGGGGCGACGCGTCGTTTTTTTGGGAACGTAATAACCGATGGAGCGGGCCAGACGCCCGGTCTGATATCCCGGATTCTCTCCCGGACCGGAACGCCCGCGTTTAATCACCAGACGTCTGGCGTCGCGCATATAGACGCGCCCGATCTGCACAAATGCCCGCCGCAGACGGGCACGATTAAACTCCAGCTCCTTTGGTTGTTTAAAGTCGACGTGTAAAAATGCTGTCTGATTCATGGCATTCACCCCATCGTCGCGCTGTACGCAGTTCCTCACATTCCAGTAATAAAAAACGTCGCTGACCGTTCAGGTCGCGTATTCGCCGGATCCGGTACTCCTGACCGTAATAAACCACCTCATGATCTGCCGTGATGCCGTGACGGAAACGGATTGTAAAATAATGCGTAACGACATTTTCTGTCTGCACTGAGCCCTGATAAGCGGCAGCGCCTGGCTGAGCCACCTTTGCCCAGACATCAAACGACTCCGGATACGTTGGCTCCGTACCAAAATCAGCGGTGGGTTCATCCACCCGAAGGCGGATCTTTATCCGGCGATTCAGCTCTCCGGGATCCGGTAAAAGGTAAGTGGCACTGGTCTGACTTTGCCTGATTTTCATAGCGGGACAATCCTGTAAGGGCCAGCAAGCCATCTGAAACTCATTGGCGTTTCCAGTTTCTCCACATCGGTGATCGTTGAGCGATTTTCATAAAAATGACTGACCAGCATCAGCATTGCCAGACGAACGTCATCAGTCAGATGCATCCCGTCAGGATCGTCTTCCGGAATCGTCTCTTCCGGTGCATACAACTTCCTGTTCAGGTATGTCTCTGTTCTTTTCTGTACCGCCTGTGCCAGCAATTTCAGAAAATCGCCGTCACTGTACAAACCATCATCGAGCCGGAGGTGAGATTTAATTTCCTCTTCTTTCAGGAGCATATTTTCCTCCTGTGCCCGCCATTACGCGGGCACAAAAAAACCGCATTACGCAGTGGCTTTCTGGCGGGTTGCAGCCCCAATTTTCATCAGCTTAATCGCCTGAGAATCCACCAGCATACCGCCGGTTCGCTTGGTGGTATAAAAACCCACAAACGGTTTGTTGGTGTACGGATCGCGCAGGATACGGGTACCGATGCGATCAACGATGGTATAGCCACGTTTGAAGTTACCAAACGCAATGGCTTTTGCATCGGCGGCAATATCCGGCATCTGCTCATTCTCAACGATGCCATACCCTGCCAGAGAAGAAGGCTGACCCAGCTCAATACCCGGACGCCACAGATAATTTCCGTCGTTATCCTTCAGCAGACGAATGGCAAACAGGCTGCTGTTGTTCATCATGAACTTCGCGCCGCTGCGGTGCGCCTTACGCAGGGTGTAAATCAGTTTAATGATCGCATCAGCGGTCACGCCGGAAGCCGCACCGGAAGCGATATGCTGAAGTTTGCCAAACTTACGGGTTTTGTCATCTTCATCGGTGGACTCATAAGCCAGAAAACCTTTTGGTTTTTTGCTGCCGTCGCCACTGGTAAAGGCCATTTCTTCCTGTTCGGCAAATTCCAGCGCCAGCTCACTGTTGATCCAGTCTTCCACATTGAAGAAAGCGTCATCGAGCATTTTCTGGGTGGCCTGCGGGTTGCCGTAGATTTCCCCCATAAAGGGTTCAATCAGCCCCAGTTTTGAGGTGGCGGTTTCCGGACGCGTATCCGTTTCCCCCACCCATCCGGACTTAGTGCCGCCCAGATTCACCAGTTTTTTATAATCCGAGCCACCGAGGGTGATCACGGTGGCTTCCTGGCGCATCACCACCTCATCTTTCAGCAGCGTCAGGATGGTACGATCCAGTTCTTCCGGAATGGCATAACCACCATCTTCATCATTGCCCACCTGAAGCGCCTTACGTTCAAGTTCACGCAGACCGTCTTCACGCCCCTTGCGCATAAATCCGATAAACGCTTCTTTGTGTTCACCGGCAACTTTATTTTTCGTGCCGCCTGCCGGACGCTTAACTTCAGCCAGCTCAGCCTCAAGATCGCTTTTCAGGTTTTCCAGCTCGCTGATTTGCCCGTTCAGGCTTTCCACCTGTTCGGCCAGCTTGCTTTTTTCCTGTTCGATCGCGTCAATGCGCTTGTCGTTTTTTGCCTTAAAATCGTCAAACTTCTGCTGCAAATCCTGCGCGACCTGTTCAACGTCTTTAATATCAACAGCCATTATTTACTCCTGGTTAAAATTTAAGATTTTTCAGTGCATTCAGTGCGACATCCACATCCTCAGCATCACGCAGGGATAAAGCGCCATATCCCCCGGCCATGAATGCTTTGGCCTGGGTTCGCGAGAGTCCAACATCGCGCAGGACTCGCTCAATAATTTTCTGATCAGGGATCTCCCCACGCGCCAGCGCATTTTTCACATCGCTGATGCGTGCTTCATCATTGGAAGGAAACGTCACCAGACTGACCTCCCACAGGTCGATCTCTTTCAGCAGGAATACCCCTTTTTCCCGGTCGTACTCCCAGTCTTTCAGGATGTAGCCAACAGAAAGGCCGGTTAAAGAACCGGCCTTCATATGGGCGTGTGCACGTTTTGCCAGGGGATCATCATCAACGAGTAATCGCCCCCTGACATAAAGCCCGACATCATCTTCTTTCATTTCGGTGTACACACCGATGGGCTCATCCATGCGGTGCTGCCAGAGCAACGCAGGCAGCGCCTTTTTTTCGCTCCATTTCTGGAGTGTTGTGGTAAAGGCACCGGGGACCACCACATCATCGTGGCTGTCCTTTACACCAAAGACGGAGCCATACCCTTCAAACTCACCGGAGTCACTGACAGATTTCAGACTCAGCGGTACATCAAGACGTTGTTTCGTCTGCATTGGCGTTATCCTTCTGCTTACCGGCTTTACTGCCATCGGAGGGTTTCGTGGTCATGTTCATCGGTGTGAGATAGACATCACCACCGGGACGCGGATTCATATCTTCCAGGTCGCGGCAGTCATTGGGAGAGTAAATTCTCCAGTTGATCCCCGTGGCGTAGGCTTCAAAACGGGATTTCATATCCCCGCGCAGTAACGCCCCGGCGTTAAATTTGGCGTAAAACTTCCCCTGTTTGCTCTCCCTGACCAGCCCTGTATTGATCCGTTGTTCAATACGGGTCAGATACGGCACAAGGGAATAGTTGATAAATCCGAGCCCCAGCTCTTCAATATTGTTGAAAGTGGCGCGATCGGTGTTCTGCACCATGTGCAGCGGCACGCGGAAAAGACGACAGATTTCTTCCAGCTGAAACTTGCGGGTTTCCAGGAACTGGCTGTCCTCGGCGTTCAGTGCCACCGGCTTCCAGTCCAGCCCCATTTCCAGAATCATCGGACGGTGCGCATTACCCAGCCCAAGATGCCGCTCCTCAAAATCCCTCTTCATGCGCTCATAAGCATCCGGCGTGAGCTTTTGTTCCGTACGCAACACACCGGATGTCACAGCACCGTTACCAAACAGCCTGGCGCCGTGCTCCTCGGTTGCCGCTGCCAGTGAAATGGCCTCGCGCGCATATGCAATGGGATTCAGACCGACAAGTCCATCCAGCGTCAGGGTGCGCACATGCCAGATTTCATCCTGGGTCAACACATCCACGGAGCCATCCGGAAACGTCACCTGATAAACCGGCTGCCACTGGCTGTTCAGCTTCGGCTCCACACAGCCCGGATCTATCGGAAGAAGCTCCACTACTTCCCCCAGCGCCTTCACCTTGTAGGCGTAAAAATTCCCCCGCAGACACAGGCAGACAATAACCAGCTCCCAGAATTCCTGCGGCGTCATGTAGCCATTGGGTTTTGCTGAAATCAGCTTATGCAGCCGTTCATCCACCGCCCGTGTTTTAAGGGTGCCGCTGATTTTGTAGAGACTGCAGGGCAGCATACCAACAGACTCAGCCAGCACCCTGACGCAGGAATACACCGCCGTCAGCCGCATGGCCCGCTGGCTGCTGATCCGCTTTCCGGTATAGGTGTCGTATGACAACCCCAGCTCTTCCGCAAGCATCCCGGGCGTTGTGACGGGGGTGTTATTTTTACGTTGAAAAAGCCCCTGGAAAAACATTACTCACCTCCGGAGGCGACCCGGTGACCACGATCGAGATAACGCGCAACCAGCCACGACCAGCACAGACACAGCCCCCCGGCAACAACAAAACCCGCCGGGGGATAAATCAGCCAGGCGCCATACGCCAGCAAAAGCACACCCAGCACGCCCACCAGAGGCGTGAGAATTATCAGAAACATAATGACCTCGGTTAAAGCGAGCGAATACCAACGCTGACCAGATGTTCAGACAGATCCGGCTCCGGTTCACCGCCATTGACCAGCATCCGGCTCATTGCTGTAAACATCGCAACAGGGCCGTCGATTTTGGCTTCCGGCGTGGATTTATTCGGGAAGATATTGTCGTTTTTGTCCGGTTTTACCGTAACGTTAGACATCATCCAGTTCATGACCGGATGATTGCTGTGGTGGAAACGCCCGGCATAGACCAGTGATTCCGTTTCCTTCATGGCCTCTGACAGATTGCGGACCGTCTGCGGAACTTCCACCAGCGGTATACCTTCTTCAGTCAGCGCCAGACTGAACTGCATTGCGCTCCACGGGTCAAATCCCAGTTCCCTCAGGTTTTCACCGCCAATCCATTCCAGTAGGTCACTTTTGATCTGAGCATGATCGATAACATCACCATCCGTCAGGATGAGCTTACCCATCTCCGCCCACTTCCGGTAAAGTTCTGCCTGCTGCCGTGAGCATCGTTCCAGCCGTCCTTCCGGAAGCCAGAATTTAAAATCGGCATGAACATGCCCGTTATCCGTTCGCCAGAGTTTTGCCGCCGCACAGATATCAATCTTATGAGCAAGGTCGACGCCGACCCACATGGGATATGTTTTCAGCTCATGCTGTGGAGCAATGTATTCGCACTTCTCCCACTTAATCATGTCCATCCAGGCAGACTCTGCTGTTACCCACACATTCATGTGTTTGGTAAAAAAATTCACCCGCGCAGAGACCTGTTCTTTCGCTTTTTTCGCCAGGCGACGCAGATCATCCCAGCGTTTACAGATGCCCAGGCCGGGATTCGCTTTCTGCCAGACCGTTTCATCAAACGGATCATCTCCCTCATCGAGGGTGTAAATAATCGCAAAGTAGGAGTCGTCTTTTACCGCGCCCTCCACGTCGCTGTTATAGCCTCGCAATACCTTGATGGCGTAATCGCGTTGCTCGTAACAAATCCCTTCCTTGTTAAAGCCAGCCGTGGTGATACCAAATAACAGGGACTGCAGACGGGCACCGGTTGCCGTTTCCAGAACGTCCCACACGTCGCGGGTTTTATGTGCATGCAGCTCATCAATAATGGCGCAGTGGATGTTCAGACCATCCAGGTTGTTTGCATCCGAGGAAAGCGGTTCAAATTTTGATGCGCTCTGCTCCTGGTAAATCGCCAGCTTGTTGAAATCAAACAACCGCCCGAGTGTCGATCGGGCTTTTCTGACCATATTTTTGGCGTCTTCAAACACGATTCTGGCCTGGTCACGCGTGGTTGCGGCTGAATACACCTCAGCCCCGCCTTCACCATCTGCCCCCGTCATATACAGACCGATACCTGATGACAGGGTTGATTTTGCGTTTTTACGGGCGACTTCGTTGTACGCTGTCCGGAAACGGCGCACCATCACCGGGCGTCCGCTGCCATCGCTGCGCATGACAACTTCCCCGGTCTCTTCATTCACCAGCGGAATGACAAAACCAAAAATATTAATGAGGATAAAAACATGCCAGTCCATCAGTTCAATGGGCTGACCTGCCAGCGCCCCTTTTACATGGGGCACAAATTTGTAGAAATTCAGGATGTGCTGCGCACGGGGTTCACTGAAATAAATCCCCCGCTCTTCGCCGTACTTCAGATCATCAAGAAAACGCTGGCAGGCCAGACGGACAAATTCACCAGCGACAATTTCTCCTGCAACAACACGTTCGGCGTAGCGGATCCCGTCAGCCACTTTTGCCATCAGTCTCTCGCTTTTAAAAGTTCTGCCAGCGGATCAACATCATCCGGTCCGGCGATATTTACTTTCGCCCGGCTTGCCGGTGACATACCAAATTCTGCAAGCATCGCCCGGATCCGCTTCCAGGCATCCGCTTTCATCGCAGCAGCCGGGTGTGCCTTAATCAGCACATCACCGTTCTGCGTTTCCGTGCGGTAGGTATAACCCTCAACATCGAGTGTTTCGCAGTGATGCCGGTATTCGGTGTAGGCTTCCACCAGCAACTCGAGTGCACGCGCATCAAGCTGAGAAATGATCCCTTCCGCATTCAGCTCTTCCGCCATTCGCCTGAACCAGTACTTTCCCTGCGCCCCTAAATGCTGCGGAATTTTAGGGAGACCTTTTTCGTCCTTTTTAGCGGTTTTTTTGGCGTCTTTAACGGGACGCTTTGAGGGATTGCCTCGTATCAAATGCAGGCGTGGCGGGGGTTTCGGGGGGCCTGACATAATCGATTTTACCTATCAATCGTTTGATCGCATTCCCAAAAAAAAGTTTTCGAACCTGCGGCGATGCGAGGAAGGGTTGGCGGGCGGTCCCGGACAGCCAGGGCTGCAGGGATTTGCCCCGCCCCTCCCTACAAGTGAGAATAATTATCACCTGATTCGTTCGCGCGCTGTTTTCGCTTTATGGCAGGGCCAGCACAGACTCTGCAGGTTGCTGTCTGCGTCTGTTCCGCCATGCGCTTTCGGGATGATGTGGTCGACGGTTTTCGCCTCGCTCACCACACCGGCACGCAGACACAACTGACACAGACCTTTATCGCGCTTCAGAATACGGGCACGAATCACCGTCCATTTTGAGCCATAGCCACGCTGGTGGCGGCTCAGTCCGCGCTGGTGCTGCACCCAGCCTTCACCACGATGTTTATCACAGTAGCCAGAGCTGTCTGTTGTTGTGCCTGCGCAGCCTCGCTTACGACAGGCGCGGGGGATCCGTGATGGCATTGGAATCTCCTTAATACCGACATTATCGCAGCCCCTCACTGAAGAGCTGCTGTAATGCCTGTTACTCACGAATCAATCGAGCATGTTGACCGCTCATTTCAACATGTTGACCGCTCATTTCAATGCGTAAGTATTGTGGCTTGCCGTCAATCAACGCGGTGATTAACTTATCACCTGTAGGTTTCCACATAATTTTCTCCTGTTTTAATGCCCCTTGCCGCCGGGCAGTTGATCAAAGTTCATCTTGATTCGGCAAGATTTAGAATGAATAAGATAAAATTGGCACACGCAGCAGAATTTCATGCTTTCCGGACGCTGACGCACCCTTCATTTTTCAGCAAAATATTCTGCTCTTACAGGCGATCAGTTCTGCAGACACTGCCGAACACCGTCGACAATTTCACAGACCTGAGACGCGGTATCGAAAAGCTGGCGCGCCTTATCCAGGCTGACGCACCCCACCAATAAAAAAGGCACCAGTATCGCTACCAGTGCCCGTTTCACCGCCGTTCGCGGCATTCTGTGTGTCCAGTGTTTTCGCGCCATATCACCACCAACGCACAGCCCAAATCAGAACAGCGACCGCCACAAGGCGAATTGCAAAGGCCGCAGCCCTTGTCAAATCAAGGCTCGCGGGAGTTTCCATTTCAATACCTTTCATAATGGACAACCTCAAAAAGAATCTTTTATACTTTCCCACGAGGATTTTCTCCCTACTCACTAATCACAATTTCCCCTTTGACGTGAAAACTAAAAACCCCGGACTGTTCCCCCAGCCGGGGTTTTGTTTTACTTATCGCTTCAGCTGAAAGTGAGGTCCGTCTTTCAGCGTTTTCCAGTCCCCGCCCCATTCGATAGCGATCCCCAGCTCTGCGGCAGCCTGCTTAAATGCCTGTGCGATTTTCTCGTACAGAGGCCACTCCCATGACACCTGACTGCCAATGTAGGCCACAACATCCACCGCATCACCGGTCAGGTGGCGGCTGTTCATGGTCTGGCTTTTCCCTTCCGCAACCAGCTGTTTCTGGCGATACTTACTGCGCAGGCCTTCCGTAATACCGAAATCAACCTCCGTCAGCTCCAGCGCACGGCGAACTACAGCAACCAGCTGTGGTTTGACACCCTCCAGATTTTTTTCACTGCGACGGCTGAATCTGAATTTACCCGGCATATTCACCTCAACAATGGAAAGATTTTTGTGACGTTCCCGCGTGCGCGTATCACCAGCACGCAGAACAGCAGATTAAAAAACACTTCCAGCCAGCCCGTTGCTAACGGGCGACCACACAGATAGCTGAGGGGCGCAAAGGCATACAGCAGCATCAGCAGCCAGGCCAGCCATGACACCAGCGGTTTATGTCTGGAATCACGGCGACGATAAAAAAAGAGCGTCAGCACGATAACCGTGCATAACGCCACATTCAGCAATCCGGGAAGGTTACTTAACATTGCCGCCTCCTCCACCCCGCAGGCGGGAGAACACACCGGACACCAGCGATGCAATATCCTGCTGGTGGATGAACGAGAGAATCTTCACCGACACCACCGAGACCAGCACCGCGCAAAGCGCATCTGCTGATGTACCGTCATACCCTGTTTTTGATGCAATCCAGGCTGACAGCACACGCGCTCCCAGCACGCCGACAATAAACGACACCAGAAAATGTGCCACCACGCGCCAGACTGAAAGTGACTGTGGCATCGTTGCCACAAATAACGCCCCGGCGAACGCGCCAAACACAATCCCGAAATCCATTCCGGTAAACAGCCCGAATACCGTCGCGCCACCCAGCGCCGCAGCCGTGCCGGAACCGGATAAGGGTTCAGACATACTTCCTCCTGAAAATAAAAAAGGGCCACCAGCGACCCGTAAAAAAACACCCCGTCAAAGGCATCCGCAGATGCCTTTTGTGTGATGTTATTCAGATTTACGCAGTAAAGGCCGGAGCACGACCAGCGCCATCACCACCAGCACACCATCTGCCAGCACCGACATCAGTCGTCCGGTGAAATCAACCACCACTACCAGAAACAACAGGATGACAGCCAGCACAAGGCGCGCACTTTTCACAGGTACTGCTCCAGCGGCAACTGCAGCGCCTGCGCAATTTTCTTCAGTTGCGCTTCTTCTTCCTGAGCGATACCGTCCTGGTCAGCGATATCCAGACACAGGCACAGCACATTAACTGCATCATCAGTACCGGCAACATCAGCCAGCTGACGAAGAGCTTCGGCATTGGCAGAACGCGGCGACGCTTCATAACGGGCGCGGATATTTGCACTCATTTGTGCAATCTCACCGGAGAACGGCGCAAAGGCAGGAAGTGCTGCAATGGTTTTTTCCAGTACCGCGATTTCTTTCGCGTCACAGGTGCCGTCAGCGTATGCAATGGAGTACGCGCCCCAGACGGTCGCCTCCACTGCGTCACGGTTCTCCATCTTCTTCACTTCGGTAATGGCCTTGCGGGTTTTCTTTTTGAAAATACCAAACATCGTGACTTTTCCTTTTAGTGGGTGAGCCTGCGCCCGGGGGTGACCAGCCCACAGAGAAAGTCACACTGACCATCCCGTAAGCTCA